ATGACCCCGATGAAGACAATGCCGGCCATGCCGGTTTCTACGGCCGCCGCCGTGACGCGGCCTATTGAGGAGAGTGACGATGGCGCAGATCCTCGATCAATGGGGCAACGCGGTTTCCAGCCGCGACCTCGTCAAGCCCGCCATGGGTGTGACGGTGACCGGAGTGCGGGACACGTTCGACGAGTTCATGGCCTCGCGGCTCACGCCGGCGAGCATGGCGCGGATCCTGCGCGATGCTGCGATGGGCGAAATGCACGATGCGCTCACGCTGTTCGAGGAGATGGAGGAGATCGAGACACAATATGCCTCGGTGCTCTCGACCCGACGGCGCGCGATCCAGTCGATCGAGCTGCAGGTGGAGGCGGCGGGCGATGACGCAGAAGACGTCAAGATCGCTGATGCCGTGCGCGACATGATTGCCGATCATCCGGGCATGTATGACCTGATCGGCGACATGCTGGACGCGCTCGGAAAGGGCTACTCGGTGGTCGAGATCGTCTGGGATGTCGAGGGGCGGCAATGGCGTCCCGAGCGGTTCGAGTGGCACGACCCGCGCCTCTTCCAGTTCGATCGGGAAACAAGGAAGCAGATCCGGAAGCGCGTTCAAGCCGATTTCAATGGAGCGGCGCTGGAGCCCTTCAAGTTCATCCGGCACGTGCCGCGCCTCAAGAGCGGGATCCCTGCACGCAACGGCCTCGGGCGGCTCGCGCTCTGGACCTTCCTGCTCAAGACCTATTCGCTGAAGGACTGGGCGGCGTTCCTCGAAGTCCATGGCATGCCGCTGCGCCTCGGTAAATATGGAGCCGGGGCTTCCGATGCCGACCGCCGCGTTCTGCTCAACGCGGTGCGCAACCTCGGCTCGGATGCCGCCGCCATCATCCCGAGCGGCATGGAGATTGAGTTTATCGAAACCAAGGGCTTTTCCGAGAAGCCGTTCGAAGGCTTCGCCATGTATCTCGACAAGGCGCTCTCGAAGGCGATCATCGGCCAGACCATGACGGCCGATTCAGGCGGAAGCCTCGCCCAGGCGAAAGTGCATGACGAGGTCCGCATCGACATCAAGAAGGCCGATGCCAAGCAGCTCAACGGGACGCTCGCCCGCGATCTCGTGCGCCCCTTCGTCGATCTGAATTTCGGCCCGCGCGACAGCTACCCGCAGCTGGTGGTGCAGGTTGCCGAGCCTGAAGATATCAAGATGATGTCCGAGGCTCTGGCCAGGCTCGTGCCGCTAGGCCTCAAGGTGCAGGCGAGCGAGATCGGGGATCGGATGGGCTTCGCAGATCCGGAGAAGGGAGCCCATGTCCTCGGTGTTCAGCCCCAGAAGCCGCGCGATCGCCAGACCAGGAGCCCGGCCAAGCCCGATCCGCTGGATGAAGGGG